CACCAAGTTTGGTAACAGAATGGAACCTATTATAAGAGAGTGGGTACAAGAAGACTTTGAGAAAGATACGGGTATTAAGCTTACTACTTATGAGTACCCTTACATGATGATCCATAAAGAATATGAATACTTTAGTGCAAATATAGATGGCTTAGCAAAAGTAAACCAGGATTATAAGTTCTATGAAAACCTGGATACTGGAGAAATAAAATTTATATCTAAAGATGAATTAATAGGAATTGAGATAAAAACAGCAAGTGAGTTTTTAAGTAAAATGTGGCAGGGAGAAGAAATTCCAGACGAATATTACTGCCAGTGTCAATGGTATATGGGGATTACAGGACTTAAGTACTTCTTAATAATTTATTTATTAGGGAAAGAGGTTAAATGGAAAGTAGTTCCTAGAAATGATGGTGATATAAAAGCTTTGTTTGAAATAGGGGAGAGTTTTTGGAATAACAATATTCTTAAAAAAATACCTCCGATGCCTGTAGGACTTCACTGTGAAACTAAGGATATATTGCATCAACAAGCATTAGACAATGATATAGAGGTAGCTGTAACTGAAAATAAGTTAGAAAAATATAAAAATATTGGTGAACAAATTAAGAATTTAGAAAAAGAAAAAGAGCAGTTAAAACAACTCATATATTTAGATCTAGGAGATAGTAAAAATGGGTCAGACGGACTTTATAAAGTAAGCAGATATGAGGTGAAAAGAGATAAATTAGATACTAAAACATTTAAAGAAAAGTACCCAGTTACTTATGCAGCAGTATTAAATGGTCAAACAGAGTATGTAAATATGAGAATCACTAAATGCAAATAAGGAGGAATAATAATGGCTAATGTAAATGGAGGTCTAGTTGCTAATAAACAAGCAACACAAAATATTCAATTAACACCACAAAAGAAAATGCAAAATGCATTAGAAAAAATGTTACCAGAGATTAAAAAAGCAGTAGGTAAAACAATGACACCGGAAAGATTTTCAAGGATAGCATTAAGTTTATTTAATGGAAATCCCCAATTTTGGGAAGCAGATACTACAAGTTTTCTAAGTGCATTAATGCAAAGTGCACAATGTGGCTTAGAACCTAATACAGTTTTGGGAGAGGCTTATGTAATACCATATAAAAACAATAAGCAAGGCATAACAGAAGTTAATTTTCAAGTTGGATACAAAGGTATTTTAAAAATGGCTTTCAATACTGGAGAATATGAAGCTATATATGCTCATGAAGTTAGAAAAGGTGATGAATTCGAGTATGAATATGGATTACACAAAACTTTGGTGCATAAACCTGCAGATATTCCTAGTGATGAAGTTACTCACTACTATGCTGTATATAAACTTAAAAATGGTGGATTTGACTTTGTAGTATGGTCCAGAGAAAGAGTAGAACATCATGCAAGAGAATTTTCAAAAAATTACACTTACAAGGGTAATGTTAATAAAAATTCAGTATGGGCTAAAAACTTTGATAGCATGGCCAAGAAAACAGTACTATTAGATGTTCTTAAGTATGCACCTAAGAGTGTAGAAATGGCTAAAGCATTAGATATGGATTATAAAGCAGAGGCCAAAGAAGAAAAACTAAATAATTTTAATTATGTAGATGTAGATACAGTAGAGGTTAATAACATAGATACCGAAGAGGACATAATAAAAGTCAATAAAGATAGTGAAGATGTAGCACCTTTTCTACAAGACCAGGAGAATTAATTATGGATAAGAAGAATAAAGAAGCTTTAATTTATAGACTAAACTGGATTCGTAAATATGCAGAGGAAGGGAGGGTGGATGATATAAAAAAGGAAACAGAAAAACTTTTAGACGAGATAGAAAATTATGACTTAGTAGTTCCATTTTAGGAAGGGGGTGAGAGCGTGGATAATTCTTTTAAAACTTTAATACAAAGTATAAATGCACAACTAGCTGTACTAAATAAAAATGGATATGCAATATATGATGCTGATAATCCAGAATATTTTATAAGTGGTGTAAAATATGACAGCGATAGTGATGAAGTGGTATTTGAAACTATAGAAGATAAAAGCAAATAGGTGCTCTACAAAGCACCTATTGGAAATTGATTGATTTAAAAGCTGGATAAGAGCTCTACAAAGCTCTTGTCCCTTAGTATAACACACATATCAATGGTTTCTCAATATAGTATATGGACAAAAGTAGAAAAATATACATGGGGGATGGGAAAAATGAAAAGAAGAGAAGTTTTATGGCAATTAGACAGTTTGATAGATAATAGCAAAAGCTTAATAACAAGTGATGGTGATTATAACTCAATATGGGAAGATGACATAAAAGCTTTAAAAATAGCAAAGAAGGCAGTAAGTAAAGAGTATAGATATAGATTATTAGCTAACTTGGTTTTAGCAATAATAGTATTAATAATATTTGGGAGTTTTATAGCAATGTCTTACTTTATGTATAAGTAATTAAAAATGTAACAAAAGAAAGGATTGATATGTATGGCTTATAGACTGGTTTATACAGAATTTTGGACAGATCCTAAAGTATTGGAAGAAATGACACCAGAAGATAGATACTTTTACTTATATTTATTGACTAATCCATGTACTACAAATTGTGGAATATATCAAATAACGAGAAAACAAATGGCTTTTGAGATTGGACATTCAACAGAATCAATAAATAGCTTAATGGATAGATTTACTAATCACCATAAGTTAATCATGTACAACACAGAAACTAGAGAGCTTGCCATAAAAAATTGGGGCAAGTACAACTTAAATAAGGGTGGCAAGCCAGTCTTGGACTGCTTGACCAAAGAACTAAAAGAAGTTAAAGACAAGTCACTTATAAAATATGTTGGTGAAAATGTAAAAAGTGAAGATTTAAGACAGTTATATCAAAGCTTTATTGATATGGTAAAGAGTCATGAACGTGACGTGCCACGAAAGGAGAACGATACGGTAACGAGTCGTGGACGTATCGTACCACGACAGGTGGACGATACCAAAGCAAGTACAAATGGAGAAAAGCAAATTTTGAGGATATATCAGGGTTTCAACGATACGGTAACGAATCGTGAACGTGTCGTACCACGACAGGGGGACAATACAACTACAAATACAAGTACAAATACAGATACAAATACAACTACAATTACAAGTACAAAGAAAAGTAGTTATAGTGGTAAAAGTAATATAGATGTATTCAAGCATTTAGAAAAATGTAATTTTATAATGTCAACTATGCTAATGGAAAAGATAGCAGCTGATATAGAGATCTATGGACATTCTGAAGTGATGAAAGCAGCAGAAATATCAGATGAAAATAGTAAACACTCATATAACTATTTAAAAGGTGTTTTAGAAAACAGGAGAAGAGGTGAAGTAAAGGGTGGAAACAGTAAGCAAAGTATTAAAGAACTCGAAAGAGAAGGACTTGGGTTTAGTGTGTAAAGATCAGATTGAAGAAATACCTGATTGTGAGATATGTGGAGAACCTACTGGAGCATTAGTTAAAACGGCATTTGGCTATGTATTAGGTCCAAGAGCATGTAAATGTAAAAGAGATAAGCTTAAGACTATGGAAATAGAAGAAAGAAATAAAGAAAAGCAAATAAGATTACAAAGAGTTTTGAAAAATAGCATGATGAATAAAAAATTTAGAGAATCTAATTTTGAAAATTGGAATCACAACTTAGGAAATGAAAAATTGTTTAGATTAGGCAATAAGTATGTGAATGATTTTAAGAAAATGAAAGAGGAAAATCAAGGAATGTTGATTTATGGAAATCCAGGAAACGGAAAAACTTATTTTTCAGCAGCTATAGCAAATGAATTATTAAATAAGTTAATACCAGTAATATGTGTAGGAGCTATAGCTTTAGTTGAAAGGATAAGCGAAAGTAAAAGAAATTGGGGAGATGAAGGAATATTTACAGTACTAAATAGTTTGGAAAATGCAGATTTATTAATTATAGATGATTTGGGAACTGAACCAGATAATAAATGGACCAGGTCTATGATATATCAAATCATTGAAAAGAGAAATAGTACAGGATTACCAGTTATTATAACAACTAACATAAGTATAGATGAACTGAAAGAAAGATATGATGATAGAACTTATAGTAGATTAGTTGAAATGTGTAGTTTTATAAGGAACACAGGAACAGATATAAGAAAGATTCAAGGTAAGGAAAAAACAGAAAACTTTTTACAAGAATTATTAAGTTAAAGAATGGGAGGATAAAAAAATGTGGATTAGAAGTAAAGGAAAAGACGTTTTAGTACATTGTGAAAATATAGAGGTTGATGGATCAAGTGTGTATGGGTCTCATTACTTTTTAGGAGAATATGAAACCGAACAAAGAGCTTTAGAAGTATTAGACATGATAGAGGATAGGATTATGCAGGGAAATCGATTTGATGAAATACAAAATGGAAAAAGAAAAACAAGAGATTTTGTATTTCAGATGCCAGATAAATAGGAGTATATTTTTATGGTGGCTGAGAAAAAATTAATTCTCACCAAAGATGAAGGCTTGAAATTAATGAG